TGCAAGCCCCTTCTTTTTTGGTATTATATAACCTGAGTCAGAAAGGAGTGCCAATGAGCAAATTAGTTAACAAAGCCAAAGCTCTCGCCAAGCGAGCGCATCGTGGCGATACCGACCGGGCTGGCGTTGATTACTTCAACGGCCACCTCAAGGCGGTTGTTGACGGTGTTCGCGGCGAGGAAGAAAAAGCCGTTGCTTACCTTCATGATGTTGTCGAAGACACTGTTGTTACGCTGGAAGACGTTAAAGACTGGCTTGCCCCGGTTGTCGATGCCGATACGGTTGACCGAGTTGTTGCCGGGGTTGACGCCATGACCAAGCGAGAGTACGAACCCTACCGAGCCTATCTTGCGAGGGTTAAGGCAAACGACCTTGCGCGAAAGGTCAAGATTGCCGACCTAAATCACAACGCTGATTTGAACCGTCTGCCAGAGGTTGGGGCCAAAGACATTGAACGACGGAATAAGTACAAAGACGCAATCAACTACCTGAAATAAAAGGAACAACATGCAAGAAATCAGTTTCCCCATGTACGGGGAATGCCTAAACCGAGTAATCGACTGGAACGCTGTAGTATGGAACGCTGCAGTAGGTCAACAAGACATTGAACTACAGCGTTCTTTGGTTATTAGCGAAATCGAAGAAACGCGTGATGCCATTAAGGACCGAGACGATAGAGAAATCCTTGACGGCGTGTGCGACGTGTTTGTAACCGCATCCTATCTCAACTACATGCTATTCCCGTATGCGCTAACCGCAGACACGAGAATCGATGAATGTCATCCGCTGGACGTACACACGCTTCTCAAATGCGTTGAAGCGTTTTCATCAAATTCGGTTCCGCACCACTTTGATATCCAGTTGTTGCTTATCTGGGCGGTCAAACAATATGGGTTGAGCGCGGTCGAAAGCTATATGTTGCGCGTGCTAGACAGCAATGACTCAAAGTTTGTCCCTAGCGTGATGTGGGCTGAAGAGCGAGAGCTTGCACACGCTAGAGAGAAGTATGGCAACAAGTTTGGAAATATTGCCGTAGTCGTGCGCGAACTGAATAAAGAGACGGTGTACCTGCTTCGCGGTAATGACGGAGAAGGTAAGCTTCTCAAACCGACTACCTTTGCTGAGCCTTGACAGGCTCAGCAACTTTGGTAATATCAGTCTTTACACCAAACATAGGAGCTAGGTTTGTTCTACACCTATTACAAGACGTGGGGTAACAAAATCCTGTTCCGATACAAGAACGGAAAGGATGCCAACACCGAAACAAAGGTTGTTGACTTCTACGAACCCTACCTATTCACTCAAATCGAAGGACAGGACGACGACGAGGTTGACGCGTTTTCAATCTATGGAAATCCGCTAAAGCGTGTGCCATTCGACACTATCAAAGATGCGCGAAGCTTTGTAGACATGTATGCCGACGTAGACGGCATGTCAATCCACGGTAACACCAACTTCGCCAACCAGTTCATCATCGACCTGTTCGAAGGCAAGGAACCGGATTATGACGAGAAACAAATCCGGGTAGGTTACTTGGATATCGAGGTCTATTCTGATGATGGATTCCCTGAACCTGTCGAGGCTAGACACCCGATTAACGGCGTGACCTTTTACGATTCTGTTGAAGAGCGCTTCTACACGTATAGCCTGAAGTACAAGGGCGAAGACAAATGGCATAAGAACCTGTCACCTGAAGAGGTGCAAGAGCTTGATACTGAGTTCTACCATTTTGAAGACGAGAAAGATTTGCTTATCGCCATGCTCCACCACTTCAAGGATCATGACTATGACCTGACAACAGGGTGGAACTCCGAACAATTCGATATGGTCTATATCGTGACCCGATGCTATTCGCAGATCGGCAAGAAGCTGACCAACAAGATGCTGTCTCCGTTCGGCAAGATTTCGTTCCGAGAAGTGAAGGGTAATTACGGCAAGATGCAGACGAAGGTCGATATCTTTGGTATGCCGCACCTTGACTACATGGAGCTTTACAAAAAGCATACGTTCGAACCTAGAGCGAGTTTCAAGCTAGACTATATCGCGCACGTGGAACTAGGCGAGAAAAAGCTTGACTACGAACAGTATGGCAATCTATTCGAGCTATGGAAAGAAAACTACCAGCTATTCAACGACTACAACATTCAGGACGTTAATCTGATCGTCCGTCTGGAAAAGAAGCTTGGTCTGTTTGACCTGACATACGCGCTTGCCTACTATTCCATGTCCAACTATGAAGACACGATGGGTACGGTAAAGATTTGGGAACAACTGGTTGCCAAATTCCTGTTCACTAAGGGAGTCGCGCCTTTGTCCAAGCGCGAGGAAATCACGGAAGACCGAGAGTTTGAAGGTGCGTTCGTCAAGCAACCCGCGCCCGGATTCTATGATTGGATTGTGAGTTTCGACCTCGCGTCATTGTATCCGCATATTGAAATGCAGTACAACATCGGGCCGGAAACGCTTGTGTCCGAAGACAAATTGCCACCAGAGCTATTGAAGATCAAGGAAGACCACACGTTTACCGACCTGCTAAACGAGAACATCGATCTAAGCCCGTTGGACAAGTATGGTCTTACCATGACGGCCAACTTCGAATTCTATCGCAAGGATCGCATGTCGTTCTTCTCCGAGATCAAGCGTGAGCTATACGTACAGCGCAAGGTTTTCAAAAAGAAGATGCTTGAGGCCGAGCAGCATATTGTTGACGCGCAAACGCCGGAGGAAAAGCGCAAGTACGGGGATATGAAGTCCAAGAGCAACAACATGCAAATGGGGCTGAAAATCTTGCTCAACGGCGGCTACGGTGCGCTAGGCAACAAATACTTCCTGTACTATAAGGTCGAGAACGCAGAAGCAATTACGCTTACGGGTCAGCTTGTGAACAAGTGGACGTGCTCACATGTCAACGAATTCATGAAGCGCGTGTTATCAACCGATGACGACACGTGGGTATACAGTGACACGGATAGCGGCTATTTCACAATCGACAAATTCGTTAAGAGCCTGCCGTCCGACATTACCGACACGCAAGCAGTTGACATGTGCGACCAGTTCTGTGAAGAGGTGGTGTCGCCCGAGATCGTGGACAGATGCCAGCACTTGAGCGACTACACGCGTGCGTATGAGCAGAAGATGATTTGGGAGCGCGAAACCATTGCCAAGCGTGCTGTTTTCGTGGCTAAGAAAAAGTACGTCATGGCGGTACTGGACAACGAAGGAACGAGATACAAGCCGGAAGAACCCAAGATCAAGATCATGGGTATGGAGTCAGTCAAGGGTGGTATGCCAGACTTCAGTAAAGAAGCGCTTGTCTCTTGCTATACGGCAGCGCTTACAGGCGAGGAAAGCGACGTACATCAGATCGTGAGTGATACCGAAAAGTATTTTTACGGCCTGAACGTAAATGACATTGCACTGGTTAAGAACGTAAACGATATCGAGAAATGGGAACACGATATCAACCTGTACAAGAGCGGTACGCCCATGCATGTCAAGGCGTCCATCATACATAACAAAATGGTGGACGACGTTGGTGCTAAACGCGTGCCCAAGATCGTGAGCGGCGACAAGATCAAGTACGTGGAGCTAAACATGCCCAACCCGACTAGAAATACGGTGGTGGCCTTTGACACGTTCATGCCGAAGGAATTTGAGCTAGAGCCTTACGTAAATTATGACCTGATGTTTGAAAAAGCGTTTGTGCAGCCGTTGCAAATCTTTATAGACGCGGTTGGATGGCACCGAGAAGAGGTCAACACACTGTTCTAGTGTGCTGGCCTTCGAACATAAATTAAAGCTCTTAGAGCGAACCACAGGGAGTCTCAACAGCATATATGACCACAACAAGACTTAACATCAAGGTCAGTATCGATGACGAACTAGAGTACGTCAACGGAAGATTCAAAGAATTTGTAACCGGCTTGACAAACAAAGACGTTCATGTACAATACGTCGAAGATTCGTTCTACTACTGCAAGCTCCCGGTATACTATATCGACTACGAGCAAGACGAATCAGCCGAACTTAAACAGCACATCAAGGATTTGATTGAACACAAGACCATCCCGGTAGAGGGGTTCGAAGACATAGAACCTATCTACGATGTGTCGATTGAAAACAAGAACGTTGATGAAGCGTTCTCCTACCTTGTCGATCAGAAATACTACTCTGCCGAGGAACGACTTGATATTGTCGATCACGTCTTGGCAGAGATCGTGACCGAGAATCGCGAGCTAAGTGACAAGATCGACGCCCTGTATGACTTTATGGATTCGTCTGGCCTGCTGTATTACAGACAGGTTATGGAGCTTATGGTCAAAACATTCGAAGAGAATGGGTTTGGCAATTTTAGCGATGTGCTCAACCACACGACGAACACAATTCACTAAGGGGTATCGAATGTCACTAGCTGATAGACTTTTGAAAAAATCTAAAATTGAGGGCGCGTCCGTCCTTTCTGGATCAGACTTTCTCTCGTCAGAGAAGGACATGATCAGCACACCCGTGTATAGCCTGAACCTCGCCATGTCTGGAAATCTGATGGGCGGCTTCACTTCAGGAATGACCATGCTAGCGGGCAAGTCAAAATCATTCAAGTCATTGCTTGGCCTTATGATGTGTGCCGCGTATCAACGCAAGTACGAAGATGGTTTGGTAATCTTCTATGATTCGGAGTTCGGTATTACCGATGACTATCTCAAGAGCATGGGGATTGACACCGACCGAGTTATTCACTTGCCGGTAAAGAATATCGAAGAACTGAAGTTCGATATCATTCAACAGCTTGAAGAAATCGGTCGGGCAGATCACGCAATGGTGTTCATTGACTCCGTTGGTAACCTCGCGTCGAAGAAAGAGATTGATGACGCCAAGGACGAGAAGTCGGTAGCGGACATGAGCCGGGCGAAGCAACTCAAGTCTTTGTGGCGCATGGTCACACCCTATCTCGCGACTAAAGACATTCCGCTAGTTGCGATCAACCACGTGTACCAGACGATGGACATGTACGGTGGTGATGTAGTCGGTGGCGGTACAGGCGGTATCTACAGCGCAGACAACATTTTCATCATTGGCAGGCGCAAGATCAAGGGTAAGGACGCAAAGGATTTGGCCGGTCATACGTTCATCATGAACACCGAAAAGTCTAGGTTCATCAAGGAAAAATCTGCTATCCCGTTCGAAGTCCGATTTGATGAAGGGATCGACAAGTATTCCGGCCTGCTAGACATTGCGTTGATCACCGGGCATGTGGAGAAACCCAAGCAAGGCTGGTTCACGCGCCCGAGCGTAGAAGATGACAAGAGTTGGAGACGGGCGGAAAGCAGTTGTGGCGCATTTTGGGAACCGTTGCTCAAAGACGAAAGCTTCCTAAAGGCGGTAACTAACCTGTACTCGCTCAACAGCGGTGGTTTGTTCGATGACAATCTTTCCGAAATGCTGAACGAAGGGGAAGAACTTGATGCCGAAACTGGCGAAGTGAAACCTAGCTAGGTCTAGGCGCTTCGGTCTAAGCGAGGGGGTTGACGCTCTCTCGCTTTTTTGGTAATATTCAAGGTTTTTAACAAGGCATTACGAATGCAGAACATCGAAACATCTATCTTCAAAGGGCTATTGTTTTCAGAACAATACTCTCGCAAGGTGTACCCGTTCCTCGACGCATCTTTCTTTGATGGTGGGTACAAGACCCTTTTCAAAACATACAAGCATCTTTATGACAAGTACAACAATCCGCCTAATCTAGAAGCGATTGCGATCAGTCTTCAAAAATCTCCAATCGGTGACACCGAGTATGAAGATATTGTGGAGATCGTTGAAGAGGCTAGCAAGGGCAAGGACGAAATGCCTGACCTAGATTGGCTGATAGACGAGACGGAAGAATACTGCAAGGACAAGGCAGTTTACAACGCGATCTATTCGTCTATCAACATTCTGGAAGGCGATGAAAATGGGATGGACAAACATGCTATCCCTGACCTGTTGGACAGCGCGTTGAGCGTGAGTTTCGACACGTCGATCGGCATGGAATTCTTTGACGATGCGGAAGCACGCTACAACCTGTACACGAGTGAGGACGAGCGCCTAGCCCTGCCACTGTCTGCGCTTCAACGCCTGACAAACGGTGGGCTAAAGAAGAAAAGCCTGAGCATTGCCTTGGCATTCACCAACGTGGGCAAGTCTTCTCTCATGTGCTATCTAGCAGGCGAGTTGATGAAGCAAGGCAAGAACGTGCTTTACATTAGCATGGAAATGGCCGAAGAAGTCGTGTACGAGCGCGTGGAAGCCAATCTGTACAACACGACAACCGACGACTTGAAGAACATGAGCAAAGACGAGTTCATGTCCAAGGTCGATAACCTGAAGAGCAAGACTAACGGCAAACTCTTCGTCAAGGAGTATCCGACTTCGGGCGCACACGCGGGGCACTTCCGACACTTGCTAAAGGAGTTGAAGCAAAAGAAGAAATTCAATGCAGATATTGTGTTTGTGGATTACGTCAACATCTGTGCATCAAGTCGCTACACTAGCATGTCTGGCGTCAACTCCTATTCCTATGTCAAGGCCATTGCCGAAGAGCTACGCGGTCTTGGTGTAGAATTTGAGGTTCCGGTCTTTAGCGCTACACAGACCAACCGTGGAGCGGCTAACGAAGACAGCCCTGACCTGACTGCAACATCAGAGTCTATTGGCCTGCCGCAAACTGCTGACTTCATGATGGCGATCACGACTAACGAAGTGTTGCAAGAGAACAATCGACAGGTATTCCATCTGTTGAAAACCCGATGGGGCAACAAGACTAAGGTCAAGCCGCAAGTCGTGGGAATTGACTTCAACAAGATGCGCTATTATGATGCTAGCGACGGTGGGGACGCGAAGACGGTCGAGGATATCAACCAAGACGTGGGTAAGCGCCTGCCGAAGAAGAAAGACCCGTCCGAAATTGATTGGGACTAAATATATGAACACAAATAAATCAGAGGTAAGCATGTCAATCAAAGAGTTTTCAGAATTTTGTTTTGAGGCAGTTACGCCCGAGGACATTCAAGAGAAAGCACCAAAGGTAGCGCAAGACCTGCAAAGCAAGATCGAAAAGATTCTGCCTAATCACGAGGTCAAAGTCAGTTTGTCCAAGCTTTTTGGACAAACAATCCAAGTCGTTACGTATGGCAAGGGAACAAAGGTTACGCCACACAACTCGCCGTCGCTTATCATGCTTATGATGCACTTGAACGACAACAGCGGCAATATCGTTGATCTACCCAAGGTATCGTTCTCGAACGTGACAATGGGATTTGAACTGAAGCAATACGGTGTCGAGTATCGCAAGATCAGTGACAAGACGATTGAAGGCGCGGCGAAAAAACTGGTACGTTGGTACGAGAAAAACAAGGACGGAATCGAAGAGGCCGAAAATTCTAAGCGATAAGGGTTGACACGTTCTCAAAATTTGGTTATAATGAACCCAGAAATTGAGAAAGGAGATTTTGTTATGTGTGCCAACGACCCGAATGTTGAAAAAGTGTTTACTGTGATCGTTCGCGAGAACAACCGTGAAGACGAGCGTTTGCACTTCCGCAACTACGAGAACGTGAAGATCGTTTGTCCTGATGCGGTTTGGGCGGGCGAAGCACCGATTGATGCGAAAGAGCTTCTTGTCTGCAACTACTTGAACGCAGACGATGCCAAACGCTACAACGCATATGAAGACGTGTTTGGTGACGAAGCGTGACGAAAAGGGGCTTGCTAAAGTAAGCCCCTTTTGTTATACTGTGTACAGACATTGAGAAAGGAGATTAGATCATGAGCGATTTTAACGAAGAAACAGTCAAGAACATGGTAGCCATCATGGGCGGGACTCGTCGTCTGGCCTTGATGATCGGAGCCAAGAACTTTGCCAAAGGCGACATGGAGACGGACAACCCGTTCTTCAGCTTCAAGTTCAAAGCCAAGGCCCATGACGGTATCAACTACTTCAAAATCCGTTACAACGCTGGCCTAGACCTGTTTGACGTAGAGTTCGGTCGCATCTGGGGCCACAAATACACGGTCAAGAAAGAAGTCGAAGGTGTCTATGTTGACATGGTTCGCGAAATCTTCGAGGACACGACCGGCCTCGCGCTGACGATGTGAGGAATTGGATCATGGCTATCAAGAGCATCGAAGAAATGGACAACGGGTACGTAATCGATTTGACCGGGCCTGACGGAAATGCGTTTGCGCTTCTGGGTCAAGCCAAGGGTCTATGTCGCCAACTCGACCTAGACTACGAAGAGGTGAGCGCAGAAATGAAATCGGGCGACTACGATAACCTTGTTGAAACGTTTGACAAATACTTTGGCGATTTCGTCACGCTATATCGGTAATCGGGAGGGGCTGACAGCCCCTCCAAATTTTTGTATAATGATTACAGAAATTAAGGAAAGGAGATAGATTATGAACAACGAAATCAATGCTTACATCGATTATCTGATTGCCGACTATCGCAAGTGGACCGAGCGCGGTCGCGAGTTTCACGGTCATGACGAAGCTTGGGTTGACAAGCGAGTACGTGAGTACGCCGATAGCGTCGAAGTTCGCCCCGGTCGAAAGTACGTTAAGATCGTGAGCAACCGCAGCGTTCACAGCTTCATCGTCGCAACTGATGACGACAAGAAGTTCAAGAAGGGCGACATTCTGAAGCCTGCCGGGGTTGCTACTCCCACCCGCAACAGTGCGCGAGGAAACATTCTCGAAGGCGAGTACGGTAACTGCTCTTGGGCGGGTCCGGGCTACCTCAAATAAGCCTTGACAACACATGCCCTCATATGTAATAATGGGGGCGAAACAGGAGACAACACGGTTGTTTACGCATATTTCTAAAATCCCAACCTCCTTTGGGGTGTCGTTTGGCCGGGCCATCGCCCGGTCATTTTTATAACGTAGAGAGGTAGACTACATGAAAGAAAACGAGAAGAGTGCAAACCCGCCATCCAATCCGAAAGACCGGGAGCGCCTTGAAGGTGTGGTCAAAGGCATTGTCAACTCCATGATGCGAGTGTCGTCAGAAAAGGAGTATCAGAAAGAGGCTATTGAAGCTATCTCCGAAGACTTGGAAATTCGAAAGAAGGCCATTCGACAAATGGCAAAGGACAGTTTCGAAATGACCTTTAACGAAAAGGTTGACGAGTTCGAGGAATATCGTCACCTGTATGAAACCGTAATGGGTGACTGATCGCCCGACTCCACAAAAGCCCGCACTTAGGCGGGCTTTTTTGTTTGGTAAATAAGTCATACATCAAGATTCTAAGGAGAAAGTATGTCTAATTTGCCTAGCTGGGCACGCGTGCCAAAACACAAGAAAGAAGTTGTAGCGACTAGCCGTGGTTGGATGGTTAAAGAAACCGGCGAATATCTGAAGCTGGTAAAGGATTTGGACCCCGGGCTTGCCGCACTGAATGAAGAGGCGAAACGATCTTTGCAAACGGTTGAAACGGAAGAAAGCAAAACCGTCCCAGAGCCTTCACAAGACGATGAAAAGAAGGATGGTGAGCAACCCCCTTCAGAGGAAGAAAAGTCTGATCAGACTAAGGCTGAGAGCACCACAGAGCAAAAGCAGAGCACGACCAAGAAGAAAACAAGTGATAAGAAGCCTACGGGTCGCCGCAGAGGCCGTCCGCCTAAGAAGAAAGTGGAAGAGTAAGAACCGGCAATGGAGTTGACGAGCAAAAACTTTCAGGTATATGCAGCGCATTACTACGACAACATGTTCTGCCTCACAGAAGACGAGTTTTTGTCTGATTTGAGAAAGATCGGTACGCTCACGCGCATGATGTGTTGGGAAGACAGGGGAGATTCGAGCAACATCAAATTGTTGGTGAATAACACGATTTCGATATTCAACGTGTTCGATCATCATGCGGCAAGCCAAATGATTGGGTTGAAGCTCAAGCCCGGTCTTTATCATAAAATGAACTCCATCCTGTTTTTTCTGTCTCTTCCCCTTGTCGGGGATGGGCAATACGATATTGTTTTCCATCGAAAAGTAGCAAAGGAATACAGACAATGACCAAACCATTCAAGAAGTTTGTGCAAACAGTTGAAGAACTCGATGAAAAGAATTGGACGGATCGTGTGCCGGGAGTGATCTCGCGTATACTTCACTCCAAAGATTATCAAGACGCGATTGAAAAGTTGTACGTCGTGATTGATCGCAAGAAGAAAGAGAACGGCGGTACACTCAAAAAAGCAATCGAATACTACGCCAGTAGAATCGCTCGCTCGTATCTAAACGTCGATGGCTATGAGCTTGCTCAAGTCTATGACTACGCTATGAAGTACCGCGAGGAAGTCTTTGGTGTGGTCGAATCGGTCGATCTTAACGAAGAGAGCGCCAGCGCATCAACATCAACAGCGGGGGTAGCCAACCCAGATGCCAAGCCTATGTTCAAGAAATCTAAGTTCATGGGTCATGACATGGTTGACGTTGATGACGAGACGTTCCACGGCTTCGTACGCGGCAAAGTCCCGTTCAAACGCTGGACTAACTACGTAGAAGACGAGAGCTTGCGCAAGGAAATGAAAGACATGTACTACAAGAACAAGCGCATGTTGGTACGCAACAACAGAAACGGCTCAATGGTGTTTGTCAAGTGATTTCCGCCGCCCTAAATTTCTTCAAGCGATATGCGAAGATCATCAAGATTGCGGTTATAGCCATCGCTATTTTCGCCGCCGCTTTTTTCGTGTATGATTACGGCAAGCAAAAGCAGACCGTCGATAGTCTGGAAACAACCAACACCGGACTAGGCGAAGAGATTAAAGGCATCAAAGACGGTCTGGAACAACAGAAGAAGGATATTCAGGCCGTCCGACGCAGATACGCTACTATCCGAAAGGACTTCATTCGCATGGACGAACGGATTCAAGAATTTGTGTCGATGCCGGATCAACAGATTCTTGACAATAGAGAGAAGGTCGAAGACCAGATAAATTCTCAACTGGAAACGATTCGCAACAAGATGGAATGTGAGTCAGGAGACGATGAAAAATGTTGAAAGGTTTCCACACCAGACTCTTGACGCTTGTCGCCGTCGTTGTGCTGGTTGTGCCGGGCTGTGCCCGCACTTTCGTACCCTCAGAGGGGGAAGGCCCGCAATTGCATCCCGAGATTCCACAGCCGCTTAGCCTGTCTCCTGTAGACTGGCAGGTATATGATGTTGATGGTCGAGTAGTGATAGGTGCGACGAAAGGCGAGTTTTCTTCTCATATGGAGAACATGAACGAGTTGTTGCGCTTTATCAGAGAGTTGAGACAGTCATTGTGTTACTACAGACAAGACCTTGGTGAAGATTTCTGCAAAGAAGAAAAATAGGGTTGCGTTCTCGCCAAATATGTGATAAGATAAAATCTTTACTTACAAAGAAAGAGGCAATGAATGGCTGAGAACTGGTTCAATGATTCTAATTCGTTCTGTATACACTTAGAGAAATTGAAGAAAGAACTTGAGCTACCTACTTATATTGAAACCATTACTTGGTTTGTTGAGAACGAAACTGATCTAGAGGTAGAGCAAGTTGTACGCCACTTAAACAAGAAGGTTGTTGACTCAATCAAGTACGAAGCGTACTCTCTCAACATGCTAAAGGAAAAAACGGAATTGGTGAATATTTTCGATGTCTGATATCGGATTTGAAGCATACCAGACGTACAACGCTATGGTTCTTCACTTCAAACCCGGTACTGGCTACGATTTCTTTACGTACAACGGCAAGACAAAGGCTGGTGTACAATCGTTCAGGAAGAGCAAGTGGAAATGGCAGTTCGCGGCTTTAGAATCTAAGGTTGACAACCTTCTTGCTTTCCTGTATCATGCATTCAAATTGAATGACTTCTCGTTTATCCTGCAAAAGCAGTTGTTCGCCATGACGGCAAACACTGACCTACCCTCATTTGGAGAGACATGCATAAAGGGGTTGAAAGAAAGAATTTCGAAAGACGTTCTTTACCTGTTGAACAAGTACGATGACCCTCGGGACATGTACGTAACAACGGGCCTATACCCTAATATCCATGAAGAGTATGATGATCAGAACATAGAGCTTGAAACGCTCCTATGCTTTCACTCGTTTATCCATGACATATATAAGGAAGAACTGAGTAACGATATCGTTGCTTGGCCTACCGTGTGTACGCGCATGAAGGCCGTCGCTCCCTTTGTAGTTCAACTGGTATCACGGAATTGGTTTGAGAACTGTATAAAGGCCAGTCTACAAGAGAGTGTGTAGTGCATTAGGTTCGTAAGGCGCAACGCGTTAGAACAGATGCAAAATTCTAAAATCACGAGGAAAATCATATGTCCAAACTGGATAAACTTAAAAAGAAGCGCGGTTCCAATCTCAAAGACCTTCAGAAGAAGCTCAACGAGTCAAACAGTAATGGTGCGCCTAGAGACGAGCGCATTTGGAAGCCTACCCTTAACAAGCAAAAGAAGAAGGGCACGGCTATCGTCCGACTGCTGCCTAACCCGGATGGCGATGCTTTCGCAGAAGTCAAGTCCTACAGCTTCAACGGAGCGGGTGGCAACTTCTTTGACAAAGCGCTTCAGACCATTGGTCAGGATGACCCGGTTCAAATCGCGGCTATTAGCGCCTTCCGCAAGGCCAAGGCAGAAGACAACGAGCCGCTACGTGAACAAGCCAAGAAGTGGCTACCGCGTTCACAATACTACGCGAATGTGTACGTAGTCAAGGATGAAGAAAACCCGGAAAACGAGGGCAAAGTCAAAATCTATCAATTCGGTCGTCAAATCTTCAAGCTGATTGAAGACGCGATTGAGCCCGAGTTCGATGACGTTGACGAGTTTGACCCGTTCGACCTGTGGGAAGGTGCTGACCTGCGTATCCGCATGGTGGGTAAAGAAATTCCTCGCTGGGACGGCGACGGCAAGATTCTGGTTCCCAACTATGAAAACAGTTCGTTCGACAGCGTGTCCGAGTTCTTGGACGGTGACGAAGACGCTCTTAATGAAGTGGTAGAACAGTGCCATAACGTCAATGAGTTCATCGATGCCGAAAAGTTCAAAAGCTTTGATGAAGTGGCTGCACGCTTTGAAAAGGTTACGGGTAAGCCCTACGATTGGCTGACCAACAAGGGAATGAATCGAGCAATTGCTGAAGAGCAAGAAGAACCGGAGCAAAGCGCTCCCGCCCCTGAGCCAAAGAGCGCAGAACCCGCCGAGCCTGAATCTGGTGGAGACTCGGGCGATGACGGTGAAGACCCGCTTGCCAAGTTCAAACGACTGGCCGGGCGCGAATAAACAAGTATTATCACGCCTAGACATGACCCCGCTTCGGCGGGGTTTCTTTGTTGGCGATTTCAAAAGATTTTAACGAGAGACGCTAATGATAAGTTTAGGACCGGCAGCATTCTTTTTCCTCACGTCTGTGATAGCTCACAGCCCGGTCACACACAACTCAGAAAAGGATATCGCGTGTATGGCTCACGCAATCTATTTCGAGGCCGGGAACCAGAGCTACGAGGGCAAGGTAGCGGTGGCAAACGTCATTGCCAATCGCGTGCGCGCGCACGCGTACCCGGATAGCATTTGTAAAGTCGTGACCCAAGACAAGCAATTTTCGTATCTGGAAGACGAGAGCAAGCACAAGCTCGTGATCAACAACCGTATTGACAAGGTTGCATATCTTCAATCTCTGGCTGTGGGCTACGCTGTGGCAGAAGGTCGCATAAATGACAATACCGGGGGCGCTACGCATTATTACGCGTACAAAATCGTTAAGCCCTATTGGGCAAACGAGTGGAACACCAAGGTAAAAATTCATGACCACATATTCTTGACAATGCGTTAAGACTCGTGTATGATCCTTGGTTAGACAACAAAGGAGTTAAAACATGAAAAAGCGACTCGCATATTTCTTCGATGGTTCGACAGATGATGTAGGGGGTATTCTCGGCATTCTGTTGGTTGTGGTTATCATCCTAGCCGCCATTTTTCTAATGCCTTTCCTCGTCATCTGGGGAACGAACACGATTTCCGAGGCTGCTGGATCAGGCTTCTATATTGAACACGGCATTCTCACCTATTTGGCGGTCATTGTCGTTGCGGGCGTTATCCGATCTATTGTGCGTGGGAAAAGCTAATGAAAATCCGGTATGTTAAGGGTGAACTTATAGAGGTTGCCCATGACTACAGTGCCGATGCTATTGCCCACGGGTGCAACTGCTTTTGTACGATGGGTTGTGGAGCGGCAAAACGCGTAAACGACTACACGCGTGGTCAGGCTTTGATCGAAGACCAGAAAACGATTTGTGGCGATATCAACAAGATCGGTACGTACTCGTCATTCTGGTACGAAGATTTTCAATTTTTTAATCTGTACACGCAGTACGTTTACGCTAACCAGATCAAGGCATCTACAAACAAGTGTGGCAAGCCTCCGGTTCTTGTTCATTGGATGGGTGTATATGAAGCCATGCGCGAAATGATAGAGAACATGGATGGAGAGGTCGTTGTCATTCCTGAGATCGGTTGTGGTCTGGCTAACGGTAGACGTGAGCACTTAGAGCGTATCATCAGCATCTTGGCTAAAGAATACGAAAACGATAAAAATTTGGAAATTGTGGTGGTAGAATATGGTCAATAGAAGAGGCGTAAGAATCGATTTGAACATTTCCAAAGACGGTGTATAATGCCGTTGTGAATTGGGGGAAGGAATATGAAAACTTTGTACATCTTGCGTGGTCTGCCGGGTAGCGGCAAAACAACTCTTGCCAACATCATTGCCGAACTGTACAACGTGGCGGCAGACGACTATTTCGACCTGTATAACGGTGGGGAGTTCAATCCGAACTACCTTGCTGACGCACATAAGTGGTGTTTCAACACTGTCGGCCTGTGGATGGGTATGGAAGCGCCTAAGATCGCTGTACACAACACCTTCACTCGCGAATGGGAATTTGAAGAATATTTGAGGCTGGCGAAAACGCACGGCTACGAAGTTCACACCATCATTGTAGAAAATCGCCACGGCGGTTCAACCGTTCACGACGTTCCACAAAAGGCGGTAGAATCTATGCGCGACCGCTTCGAAATCAAGCTCTAAACTAGGAGAGAATATGCAATCTCAAATTGATCAAGAAATGGAAATCTTCACTTCCAACAACGGTTGGGACAGCAGTCAGGACGACTATTATTTGGATGCAGAATACGATGACTTCAGCCCTTGGCTAGACTATGACTTGGGCTGAGTCTGGACACACGTTTTAACAGGAGGATTCCATGTATTGGGTCTACGGCGGGAAAAATTCCCCAAATACAAAGATGGTTGTAAACACGATTCAGCAGTTTTACATGAAATACAAGTACGTGGACACGGACGAAGACGATGTTGCGCGTAACTACATTGGTCAGTACGGTCACACAGAACCGCCTGTCGTGTTCTGGAATAATGTTTACGTAGGTGGGTATCTAGAGTTTAGAGAAGACATTCTCGCACGGGCTAACGGGTGATCTATGGGATTTATTGTATACACTGACGGCGCGTCTTCGCCTAAGCAAGAACACAAGGTCGGCGGCTGGGCATACGTGCTAATGCATGAAGCCGTAGGTGGTGAGATAGAAGACAGCGGATACGAAGTCGATACGACGAACAACCGCATGGAACTCCGGTCTATCATCGAAGCCCTTGAGTTTGTCCGACAGCTTGGCACGCCGAAACGTGGTGAAGGGAAAGTAGACGTGACCATCTATTCCGATTCGCAATACTGCGTCAAGGGCTGCACCGAATGGCTCAAAGGCTGGAAGCGCACGAACTGGAAGAACAACAGCGTCAAGAACGTTGACATGTGGAAAAAGCTTGATACACTTGTTAGTGATGACACACTTAATGTTAAATTCGAGTGGGTCAGGGGACACAACGGCGACACTCATAACGAGCGTGTTGACAAGCTGTGTGTTGAGGCCAAAGAGAAAGGCATTGAAATGGTAAATACAGAATGAGTAAAATTTATAAGGGGTAATCCTATGTCTGATATCAAATCGTTCTCCGAGTTCGCGAGCGAGCAAGGGGACCAAGTAAACGAGCAATCACTTAGTCGAGTGTGGCAGCACACGAAGGGCGACTATCCGGTTGCTATCCTAACCGCTTTTCGTGGTAGCTACAGCTACAAACAGAACGTCAAGCGCAACAAGGCTCTAGCGTCTAAGATCAGACGTGCGGGCTATGGTTACTTCTTTGTTGACGGTTACTGGATCGAAAACGAAGGAGAAGATGACGAGCAGCACGTAAGCGAAGACTCGATCTTTGTCATTGGCAAAGACGCAAATTCGGATCAGGAGTTTATTGACCTGATTTCGGACTTTGCCAAGCAGTACGATCAGGACGGGTCGCTTATCAAAACGTCGGATGGCGATGTTGCTATCTACGACCAGAACGGCAGAAAGGATTTCGGGATCGGTAAGTTCAGCCCGAACAAGGTTGCCGACAACTACACCCGACTTCGCAACAAGGGCAAACACTCTCGCACATTCGTATTCGAGAGCGCTCACGAGCCTACAGGGTTCATTGGCAAGTACATTGAAAAGCACAAAGAGCAAGAAGACTGACAACAGTCTGACAACAAGAAACGAAAAAGGGGTGTTGACAGCACCCCTTTTCTTATGGTAATATAATCGTTTTTAGCCGAGGGCTACATGCAAGAAGAAACACTCATGATCATTATCGCCGTGATGGTCCTGTTCTTCCTAAACGGAGAATCTGGCATGGACTTGCACACGGCTATTGTCCACGCTCTAACCAAATAGGTAATACATGTCAACTTCTCTAGTAGAAATTGTACTGACCGAAGACCAAGTAGAAGAAATTTTTGAAGCCTTCACAAGCGCAAGACAGGAAGGGTACGCAATCTGCGACAGGTTTGACGACGGGGAATACACGAATGTGCGTAAACGCAACTGGTTTGATCGGTTCTTTTTCTCAAAAAAATATGAGCAAACCGTTGATCCTAAATTTTATGACGATCTAGAAAAGAACAATCTTGTTGTAAACACGAGCGACTACGGGCTTATGAACTTGGACGTGGACTACGGGCTTATGAACTTGGACGTGGTGGGGTTAAAAATTGCTGACGTAATTGGAGTTGATGCCCGTCTTTCGGCTCTGTCTAAGCTCACACACTGGAATTACAAGCGTGCAGAAGGGGCTAGCCTGTTTCTGGATTATAAGCTAGCAATGTCTCTACACGAATACATCGGAGAATAAGGAGAACCGAATGTCATCTATGCTAAACATTTTAACCCATCTTGCGGACACTCGCTCGCGCAAGAACAAGGAAAAAATTCTGAAAACCCTATCGTCTCTTGACGAAGGACTTTTTCTCAAGGTTGTCAAGTACGCGCTTGATCCTCAGTATGATTACTACATCAAAGAATTTGACATGCCGGAAAGCCATACCGGCGAACTGCCTAATGTCGGTTCTGCCTTTGCTGTCCTTCACGAACTGAATGAACGTGTGGTGACGGGCGACAACGCGAGAAACCTGCTTTACAACACGCTCAAGCGCCTGAGTGCCGAAGACGCACAGGTTCTGGCTCGCATCATCAAACGCGATCTCCGCTGTGGTGTCAGTGGGAAGACCATCAACAAGGTCTGGCCTGATCACATCTATATTCACCCGTACATGCGTGCATCTGCCTTCAGCCAGAAGAATTTGACAAACATCGAGTACCCGTGCCTGTCCCAAACCAAGATGGATGGCCTGTACTGCGACATTATCGTAAATGATGATATTGTCACGTTCATGACAAGAAACGGGTCGGTTCTAAAATTGTCGAAATGGGGAGACGATATTGTTGACGTTGTTATAGATTCGGTTCTTCAAGGCGAATTGTTGACCAAAGACGAGAACGGTCAGATCATGGAGCGCTCGCTGTCAAACGGGCACATCAATTCCGACGAAGTGGATGAAGATCGTCTGGTGTTCTACTGCTGGGACTGCGTTGATATTGATGATTTCAGACGGGGTAAAAGCTCTGCATCGTATAGACACACGCGCCTAGAATGTGTGGAATCCCTTGAAGGCCAGTTTGGCGACTGGTTTCGAGCCGTGGACACGCGCCTATGCAACAACAGCGATGAAGTGCTTGAACACTTCAAGGAAAATCGTGCTCAAGGCGAGGAAGGAACTATCGTCAAGAATCTTGACTTGCCGTGGAAGAACGGCACATCTAAGGAACAGGTAAAGATCAAGGTAGAGTTTACCTGCGATCTTCGTGTGACTGGATATAAGGCCGGTAAAGGCAAGTTTGGGGGTATGGTAGGGGCTATCGAGTGCGAAAGCTCTGACGGGCTTCTCAGCGTCTATGCAGGCGGCTTTACAGACGAGGTTCGGCAGTGGGTGACCGCCAATATCGACAACCTTGTTAAAACTGGTGCGATTGTCGAAATCAAGTCTAACGATATCGTCACCAACCAAGACGACGAATACAAGTATTCACTTTTTCTCCCGCGTGTGGTAGAATTCCGAAAAGACAAGGACGAGGCCGATTCACTCGATCGCGTACGTGAACAACTCAACGCGTATACAGACGCACTTAAACTGAGCGAGTAAGTATGAACAAGTCAAAACATATCAGACATATCATCAACTTGACTACCGGGAATTGCATCGATCTATACGACCTTGGAGAAAACGTCATGTCCTTGATTAAGCACGTCAAGGCTGTCGGTATCGAACCACCAGAGAACAGAGGTTAATTTGCAAAACCTAGAATAGTGTGATATAGTATGAACACAAACTGAGAAAAGAAGGAGATTTGTTATGAGCACCAGCGCAGTAATCAAACATGAAGTGACAGAGACAAAAGTTGATATCCAATTTCCGTATGATTTATACGTTGGCGATGTTCTGAAGATTCATGATCATATCGGTAGCTATGCTCCGGGCGACCTATTTTTCGTTCACGCAACAGACGACCTGGAAGTGAGCGATTGTGGTATTATTGGAACTGATGCTAAGACTGGCGATGAGACCGTCCTTGACCCATCAGACTTTCTGCTCGGATGGGTCGTCACCAAGATTGACGATTCTATAGCCGGCCTGCTTTGGGACTTGATGACCGATAATTTGCAAAACCTAGAATAGTGTGATATAGTATGAACACAAACTGAGAAAAGACGGCAGGGTAACAGCGATCGTGTGGTAACAGGCGAAATCTACGAACAGAACGGGCATACAGACCGGGAATACTATCTTAGCCGTCTGACAGAAGAACACGACCTAGACTACCATGTGGTCTAGGTCGGTGGCCGAAAAGTTCGGCCCTAGCGAATACTTTGACGGTCTGGTATCCACAATAGAGGACATGCAGAATAATGCTGACGGACAAGAGCAGAGAAAATATTGCAAACCAAGCCTTTGACCATCTGGCACGGGTAGACGAGATCACAGCCGATATCGATGCACTGGCGGCAGATTACGCATTAGGCAGTAAGGAGGTGAAACTGAGTGACATAGACGCACTGTATTCTGAATTGAAAGACAGGCTGAAGAGCCTGAGAGAATTGCACAAATTTATTGAAGGAGATTGACATGAAAAAACTTGCGCCCATGATTGTATCTGCGGTGGCTGGTGTTCTGGCGATGGGTCAGGCTCTAGCAGCAGACTATGAACTACAACAACTGGAAATGAGCGACAAGTTCAAATCCAACCTTGTTCGCTTGGTTAGTAGCTATGACTTCGAAAAGCCTAGCGGAATTTCTGCTTCGGAGTTCTATAAGAACAAGCAAAATTTCGGAATGTGCGTTGCGGATAAGCTTGCACAAGACGCCAAACGTCTTGACTTGCCGCTTCAATACGTGTATGATTCACTAGATCGAATCTGGGAATTTAACGAGGTTCGAAGTTCGCGACAGAACCTAGATGTACTGGAAATGAGTGTCCACTTGCAAAAGCGGTGTCAAGACTATCACCCGGACATCAACGGGATGGTCAGTCAAATGATCGGGCTTGATATTCGCAAGAAAGAACCCGGTTGCATGGCGAACCAAATGTTGTTTTTCCAGTGCGTCAAAGAGCGTAGACAGAAGTACAACGAACAATACAACCTAGAATAAATCAACACTACATCATGACTACTTTGATTCGGCGGGGACGGTAAATACTGTTCCCGCCGAAATTTATTGTGTTCAACAAGAGGAAGTCAATGATCGAGAGAGTACAAAAACGAGACGGCAGCATTGTCGAATACGATAGAGACAAAATCAGAATGGCCGTAGAGAAGGCCATGCAAGAGGTAGGAGAGACAGATGAAGATGTAAGCAAGAAAGTCGCCAGACGCGTTACCACCAAGCTCAAAAAGGCCGATAAGGACGTTCCTACCGTAGACGAGATTCATATCCTAGTCGAGAACACGCTAATGGATATGAAGATGCACGACCTCGCACGAGAGTACATCACGTACAGAGACAGAAACAAGCCCGACATATTTCGAGCACGTACTGCTTACAAGCCATTCGAATACCCTGAACTAAACAACTATGTGGAAGCGATTCAAAACTCCTATTGGGTCCACAGAGAGTTCAACTATGGCGGTGACATTCAAGACTTCAGAGTAGAGCTAAGCGAGTCAGAGCGCGAAACCATTCGTCGCTGCATGTTAGCAATTTCTCAAGTCGAAGTCACGGTAAAGGATTTCTGGGGTAAGATAGGCGATCGCATTCCCAAGCCCGAGATCAAGGAAGTTGGAGCTACTTTCGCAGATTCGGAAGTTCGTCATTCCAAGGCATATTCACACCTGTTGGAAAAGCTTGGCCTAAATAACAACTTTGACGAAGTGACGAAAGTCCCGGCTATCAAGAAGCGCATTTCCTACATGAACAAAGCACTGGCCGGCAAGGTCAGCGGCGATATCGAGGACTTCGTTGAGTCTTTGCTTATGTTTTCGCTCTTCATCGAAAACGTGAGCCTGTTTTCCCAATTCTTGATCATCTCGACCTACAACAAGGAAAAGGCTGTTCTCAAGGGTATGAGTAATGCCGTTGCCGCTACCTCGTTGGAGGAAGAGCTTCATTTCATGTTTGGTGCTGATCTGATCAATACCATCCGAGAAGAGAATCCAGAATGGTTTGATGAAGAGTTGCAGGATCGCGTGTACGCTCTCGTGCGCGAAGCTTTCGATGCCGAACGCGAAATCATCGAATGGATTTTCGAAAACGGTGATTTCGATTACCTGCGCAAGTATGACGTGATCGAGTATATCAAGAACCGCTTCAATAAAGGTCTGATCGAATGTGGTTTCTTGCCAGTATTCGAAGTGGACGAATACAGCCTAGAAATTACTAGCTGGTTCGATCTTCAGAACAATGCTACCACACATACGGACTTCTTTGCCAAGCGTTCTGTCAACTACACCAAGAAGACCCAATCATTCAGCGAAGACGATTTGTTCGATTGATAGGTCTATAAGAAATTACTAATATAACAATATACGGAGAAAAATATGGCATTTGAGTGGCTTACAGACAACTCAAGAAAATTCTTGGCTGCTGGATACTTGTCGGTGGGGGAGACGCCGGAACAACGCATTCAAGTCATTGCCGACAATGCTGAGCGCATTCTAGGCGTTGAAGGATTTGCACAAAAGTTCTATGACTACATGAGCAAGGGCTGGATCAGCCTTAGCTCACCAGTGTGGGCAAACTTTGGTAAGAAGCGCGGTCTACCAGTATCGTGCTTCAATTCCCATGTTCCCGATCATATCGGCGGGATTCTGTACGCTCAATCCGAAGTCGGAATCATGTCTAAGATGGGAGGCGGCACATCAGGCTATTTTGGTGATGTTCGCGCGCGCGGTAGCGACATTTCTGATAGTGGCAAGACAAGCGGTAGCGTCCACTTCATGGAACTTTTTGAAAAAATGACTGACGTGGTTTCGCAGTCTAACGTCAGACGAGGCAGATTTGCGCCTTACTTGCCTATCGACCACGGCGATATCGAAGAATTCCTTGAGATCGGAACCGAGGGTCACCCGATTCAGAACGTGACAACTGGTGTCACCGTTGATAACAAATGGCTTGCCGAAATGGAAGCCGGTGACAAGGCAAAGCGCAAGACATGGGCCAAGGTGTTGCAAAGCCGTAACGAAGTTGGCTTCCCCTACATTGTCAACACCGACAACGCAAACCAGTCCATGCCTGAAGTCTACAAGAAGGGTGGGTACAAGATCAACGCATCTAATCTTTGTTCTGAGATTATGTTGCCGTCGTCTGACCACGAATCGTTTGTGTGCGTGCTTTCGAGCGTGAACGTCCTGCACTATGACGAATGGAAAGACACCGACTTGATCGAAGTCATGACGATGTTCCTTGACGCCGTTAACGAAGAATTCTTGACCAAGCTCGAAGCCTATCGTGATTCGCACACGTATGAAGATCAGCTTGTTTTCGAATTCATGAAGCGTGCATACAACTTTGCAAAGAATCACCGTGCGCTCGGTCTAGGTGTTCTGGGTTGGCATTCTCTCCTACAATCTAAGCGCCTGTCGTTCGAATCTATAGACGCGGCTAAGCTTAACGTAGAGGTGTTCAAAAACATTCGGAAACGCTCTTACGCCGCGTCTGAGAAGCTTGCACGCATGTTTGGAGAGCCTAGCGTACTCAAAGGATGGGGACGCCGCAACACGACCACGATGGCGGTCGCGCCTACCACTAGCTCGGCATTCATTCTCGGCCAAGTTAGCCAATCGGTTGAGCCCCTAATGTCGAATTACTACATCAAGGACTTGGCTAAGATGAAGGTCGAAGTCAAGAATCCGTTTTTGGAAAAGCTTCTTGACGAGAAAGGGCACAACAACAAGAAGGTTTGGGAATCTATTGCCAAGCGGGATGGCAGTGTTCGTCATCTTGTGAAAGAAGGGGTGTTGACCGAAGAAGAGGCCGAAGTGTTTCTGACTTTTAGGGAGATTTCGCCAATGTCGGTGATTGGTCAGGCCGCGACTAGACAGACGTATATTGATCAGTCGCAATCGCTTAACCTCATGTTCGATTCTAGCTACGATCCGAAGGAGATCAACAAGATCGTGTTGGACGCGTTCAAGATGGGGATCAAGTCATTGTACTATCACCACAGCGTTAACGCGGCACAGGAGTTCGCCAGACAGAAGAAGACTGACTGTCCTGCATGTGAATAATAACAAACCCACGGCATGTCAACCGTGGGTTTTCTTTTATGGTGTGATCACGTTAATAAGCAGGAGATTGTTATGAAAGCCACAAACTTTACACCCGATGAAGCGAACACTGGTTGTCTGCCTTCCCTCAAGTGGGTATGAGTCGGTCGATCACAAACGTGGAGAGGAACTAAGTCTATTTGATGCTTCGCATCATTTAGCTTCTTCTGTGAAGCGTTTAGATAAATCAATAGATTTGTCATGACTATGAGTCGGTACAAGAAGTTGAATACCTTGTTCATTCAATTTACGAAAAAATGGGGTGTGTACCAGACGTACACAACTAAACAAAAGGCCGGGAAAACCCGGCCTTTTTATGTTACTGCGTTCTGAAACAATAGATTCAGAACGGCTATCACGACTGCACCCAACACGATCCAAACCAGTTTGTTTAGGTTCGTATTCATCTTAGACAGTTCTTCTTTGATCGTCTGATTCGATTGTTCGAGTAGAGCGATTCGTCTTTCCAGATCATATGGGTTAGGCGGACTCGGTGTAGGCGGACTCGGTGTAGCCGGATTTTCCCAATCGTGTAAGTTCATTAACATCACCTAATGTTAGACGGTAAAATTTTTTGTATTGTTATATATCTATTTACCGTCTAACCGGCGTTACATTCCGCCTACTGCGCTTCTCATATTGCCTCGCGTATTGGCTCTTAGCGACCTATCCGAGTCTAGAACCCCGTTATCTTTTGGCGGTGGAGCAAATGATGCCGTTTGACCACCACCGCTGTTGACGACGGTCGTACTCATGTCGTTACCAGCCATAACAGTCTGGTTTCCTAGGGAACCACTTACGTCGAATCCTGCCAACGTTTCAACAAGTCTGTTGCTCATAGGCTCTGGTGCTTCAAAGCTTTTTGAATCGGCGTCGAATCCGTTATCGCTGGGCAAACGTCGATCTTGGACAGGGATATCCTCGTCGGCCTTATCCCCATCGTCACCAAACACGTCTCCTATAAAGCTACCAAGGCGCTCCATAGCATTTGTTGTCCAACTAACAGCGTCTTCATGCGCGTCTTCAATTGCTTTGAACGCGTCTTCTCTCCACGTGCCTTTGATATGTTCATCGTATTGACGACCAAGCCATTTTTTGGTAGAATCGGCAATGTCTGTAAACATGTTTTTCGTCTGTTCATACGCGTCGGACAACCCTGCGCGCATGTCGGTCATAATCTCGCTGTTCCAAGCGGTTTTCGCCGTATCGACAGCAAGCTTTTCCATGTCATTATATGCGTTTACCGTCCACTCTATACCGTCTGTGACCGACGCCCGAATGTCGTTCAGCCACTTGCTCTGGTCGATAGACTCGATGATCTTTTTGCTACTTTCAATCGGGTCTGTGATAAAGCTTTCAACCGCGTTGCTGAAGTCATTTACCATACCGACATAGGCTCTGGTGAACCCGTCTGAGTCCATCCCCGAATCAATACCGAGAACAGGCTTTAGGAAATAGTCTTCCGTCAGGTTGGCAATGTCACCAATCGGGTTCGCTCCCAAATACTGTGTGCGGTCACGCCAGCTAACGTCTTCAGGGTCTTGCCCCGAAATCTCAGACGTTCTAGCTCCACCATCAAACATGCTGTATAGCGTACCGGCAACAACAGCACCAATTCCGGTTCCACGCATAGCCTTTCTTATAAGACCGCCCTTACCACCAAACATGCCGACAGGAATGAAGTTATTGCCTCCACCCATATCTTCCATTTTGTCAAGCATGTCGGTGTTAAATCCGTTCTCACCCTCTACCCCAATATTACCAGCGGCCAATCCACCCTTCTCAAAAGAATTTTCAGCAGACTTTCGCTTGCTCTCGTCATAGCTCAATTTTTCTAAGCGGTTACCATCTTCAATGCTGTCGTTGGCGGCTTCAAGCTTTTCTGTGTTTCCGCCTAGAACCTCATTCAATCGCTTGATTTCGTCATGGATTTGCTCAAGTCTAGATTCTAGCCCAGAACGGCTTTTCTCGTCAAGCTCGTTTCCAGTCTCTAGCTTTTCTTCAATATCTTGGCCCTCGTTTTCAAGAGCTTTGATACGCTCGCCCTCTTGTTGCTTGGCCTCGCGCTTGCGCGACATCAAGCTAGAGCCCAAATCCTTTGCCATTTTAGCGCCGTAACCAAGAACGGGGTTAGCTGCGGTCAAGGCCGCAATCATGGAGTCGGAAGACGGGAGGTTACGCATAACGCTTTCCTTAGCCACGCCTTTCGTCTTTTCCTTCATGCCCTGCTTCGTGTCCTTCTCCACATCACCAATCTTGTTAAGAACACCAGAATAGCGAGCAACGTAATCAGCGGTCTTATCGCCCGCATCAATCTGTCCCGCAACCATAGCGCGTCTGATGTTCTCAAGTTCGTTAACCGCACCCTTACCCAAGGTCTTAGCCCCGCTCGAACGCAAGACAATGGCCTCGTGTAGAATCGTTTCCAGAGTCTTGCCCACGACTTTTGGATCGTTGCTCTTGCGAAGCTTCATTGAACGACGCATTTTTCTAACGTCTTGCAACGTTCTTTTTAGTTGGCTCTTCTTATCATCGGCCATTGGTCAGCCCTTCTTTTTCTGTTGTTGCTGCTGTTCGTATTTCTCGATCTTTTGTTCGATCTGGATCAAGTAGATTTCGCGCTCGAACGGCAACATTTCTTCCAATTCTGTCAAGGAAATGTTTTGTTCGAAAACGCTGTTTCTCCTAAACATTAGACTGCCGTTCGCCTTGTAGTAACTCAACATCGATTCATGACAAAGCATTACGTAAAAAGATCGGAAAGACCCTCTAACTTCAAGACTTCGGTTTGTCCGTCCTTAAACTTGACTTCGGTTTCATACCTGATTCTAGGCATGGTGCGGAAGAAATTGTTGATCTTGTACATTGCGCCTGTATCAAAGTCGTCAACCCACTCTTCAAGCTCTTCTGTCGTGAAGTCGTTATAAACTTCGTTTTCGTCAAAGATATAGTCGATGCATTTGGGGATGAAGTCGTCTTGCTTGTTGTCGCTCAAGATCATGTCTAGTGTCGGGTATTTCATCATGACCCCGATTGTGTCGGTCAACATGATTTTCTTTTCGTGCCCGTCTTTAGGCTCTACGCGCAAGTCGCTTAGGTTTACAACAATTTTTACGCGCTCGTCAGTCTCCTTATTCTTGTACCAAATTTCACTAACGTCAGAAACGGACTTGCTGCGGATTCTGATGAACAAGTCTTCGATATCGAAGAACGGCAGGCCAGCAACATCTAGCTTCCCGTCTGTACACAAGTCAATAATCTGTTTGATCGCGTCAACCTCTTCGCCCGTGCTTTTGGACTCCTTTGCTTGTAAAAGAATCTTCTGTTCCTTGACGGTGAACGGGCGATACTTGATATCCTTGTCGATGCCGTAAAGGTGGTGACCATATCTTGGAATGTCAATTTTAGGTAGTGCCATTTATATGTTATCCTCCCAACTTGGACAGTACGTCATCGATAACGTCAATGACTTCCTGTTGTTGTGTTGTTGTTAATCTGTCGTTACCTTGAGTAGAAACCTTTATGCCGTTGATCAATCCGACGTTTTTGTTAATGGATTGTCCAGACGTGTTTTCAACAATCTCGTTTACCTGATTGTAGATCGCAAGTGCTTCTCCTTCTAGATTTATGCCCGTGTTTTGTTCGAACACTTCCAGACCCTTTTGCACTGCCGGGTTATTTAGTACGGGGTTGATAATCGGCCCAAATGGGGTTTGCGACAGCGACGTAATGCCAGTGTCAACCACCCCATTTTCATCCGGCTTTGTCCATCGCTTGTATGCAAATGTAGTGGATAGCTTGAGCGTCTCCGTACTTGCGTCTTGACTCACGTCCAAAGCGTTACATGAGATCGGAAAGCAGTCTTTCAGCACAACAGAATAAACGACGTTATCCGCGTCATCCAATTGTTCTATCGTCACGTTTGACACGTATTCATCATAGTAAGCTAGGTCGTGCGTGATAGGGTCAATGATCATGTCCATCCAAGAATCAATGATATTCTTCTCATACATGTCGCGACTGACCTTAAACACAAAATCTTGATCTTCGTACAGGTTGTAGTACGGGATTTTGTGGTAGTCCGAGTTGTACTTGAGTTCGGTCGTGCTGATGTTCTTGCCGGGAATAGACGTGCTGTCGATCATCAGATTCAGCCCGCGAGCAACATCGGACGGACTACTACCGACAAATGTCTGAACTAGGCTAAGAATATCCGATCCAAAAATACTTGAAGTCGTTTCTTGATTGGTCGACGCGACCTTCTGGTTTAGAGCCGGTGGCAATGGAATAAGTACGCGGAAACGATTTGTTTTCGCGACCCCGTGTTTGGTAATGTGTGCAAAAAATTCTTGGATAGAGGACATAATCTCTCTCGAATAAATACTTATAAGTGTTACCCCTATTTATATAAGAGAAAGCAATGACACAAAAACTGGAACAAGACGGCAATATCCAGAGCAATACGGACACTGAACTAAAGATTCTTCAATCGATTGAAAAGGCGTTCTATGAAAAGAACCCTAACGCTAAAAAGCGTAACACCGAACGTTCGATGAAGTGGTTTAGCCGATACGTACCGAAAGCGCATAACAAGGTCAGGCTCGCCAGAATTGCGCGTGATCGAAGCCTGTTCAAAAAGGGTGTGTCAATAGGTAGTTTGTATACGTTCGAATACGATGCGAAGACGAAAGACGAGTTGCCGGTATGGGACGCGAACCCGTTGGTGTTTTTCTTTGATGAATACACGGCGAAGGACGGTAGCAAGATGTTGTTGGGTATCAACATGCACTACCTCAAACCAGAATTGCGCCTAGTCGCATTCAAGTCTTTGCTCAAGCTAAGAAACCAAAAACGCTATCGCCAGAACACTAGGTTGCAAATCAGTTGGAGCGTGCTCAAGACTCTGGGAAGCTCTAAACTGTTCGAGCACGCGGTTAAACAATATCGTGTGGATCACTTGCGCTCGCAATTCATCAAGGTTCCGCCCAAGTCTTGGGAATTGATTATGTGGTTGCCGCTGGCCCGCTGGAAGAAGGGGTCAGCCAAGATGGCATACAAAATGTAACCTCAGACAGCGTGTGCGCGTGTGTGAGAAGACTTTGCACCATAGGCGGTACGTACCTACACAAACACAAAAAGAGGCTCTTATTTGAGCCTCTTTCTTTTTTCGTTGATTTTATATAGATTAAAACCAAATGTGGTTGCGATCTTTGCCGAGATATAAAGGCCGATCAGACCTATCGCATGATATAGCATGGATTCTGGTTTACCGACCTGCTCCACGCTATAAAAGTGAGACAAATTGTCTATACACATAAACATGATAAACGTCGAGGCCAAAAACCCGATAAGGTTTATTTTCATATTTTTGTCGCAGAGCACAGCCTTCAGGGCGTCTAATTCTAACATGTTGATAACCTGTGCATAAATGTGTGTATCTATTTATTCAAGACCACATTTATGCTGCTATAACATATTGACCCCAGATCATGAGTCCGAACGACATGCCGGTTAACCATTCGGCTAACGCAGTTCCGCTAAACACTTTCCAATGAATACTACCAAATTTGTCTTCGACCTTATCCCAGATTAGTCTAGACACGTAGTACATGGGAGCAAAAGCTACTAGGCCGATGATCGGCAGTAGCGCAACAGCATCACCATACGCAATTGGAAGTACAAGGAAGAATGGGAGGTAATGGAGACTTCGTAGAGCCATGCCAGTACAATCTCTCATACGACGCCATTCGTAAGGACGAGTTTTTCCGTTGACTACAACATCATTAACCCTAGTTAACATATTGATTTTGTATTCAATTTTTTCAAACAAGGTTGCGTCTTCGCTCGGAGGTGTGAGTTCACCTTCTTTTAGACGACGAGGATTTACGTTTTCTTCAGATACTGCCCACTCGTGTCCATACGTCTTCAAGAGTAGGGCATCGATCCACGCAACTTCCGGGGAATCGTTATAGCCTTTAGCCTTTCGACCACAATCGAAATACGAGCCCCATCCTTTTGCTCCGCCCAATAGGAATGCAATACCTAGTGTTACTGCTACCCAAGCGCTAACGAATGGAAGCATAAGAAGAGTAATTGCTAAGGATACCCAATACAGTGAGCGACCGGGACGTGGGATTATATGGCCTATCCCACCACCGCGAATCCAGTTTAGGAATCCACCAATAAGACCTGCTAAGAAATATGTCATTGTTTTACCTCGTTTTAATGCAATGTATGTTCGTTATTTACTCAATAAGTTCAATCTCATCAATACAGACACCGGCTTGTTCAAACATATCGGTTCCAATGGAGCATGAATCTGCCCACCTATCGTTTGCAGGAGGACACACAACGCGCGCGATTCCGTTCTGAATGATATCACCCGAACATACGCTACATGGTGGGATAGGCCAAACATACAGCGTATAGCCGGTAGCATCCTCCTTGAGAAAGTTCAATGCGTTTCGTTCAGCGTGAATAATCCGTGGGTATTTCTCAGAACGATCATTCAACTGTTCTGGATTATCTTCAACACCTTTCGGAAACCCATTGAAACCAATAGATGCAACGCTCTTGTCTGGTCTGACAATGACAGCACCAACTTTAGTGGATGGGTCTTTAGACTTCCTAGATGCATACTCTGCCATACCTAGGAAGTATTGATCCCATGATAGGCTCTTCTTGTAAAAGACCCAGTGTCTTTGCTCAAGTGACATTGTTCAAATACTCCTAAAGTTCTTTCTTGATGTCATTAGCGATAGCACAGATTTTCAATTTAATCGTCTCCATCAATTTCGTTGTAAAGTTTTTCGATCTTCTTGTTTTGGTGTTTGATAACTAGTCTGGCCGCATCTAGGGGGTGTTTTGCAGAAGGCCACGTCGATTTCTTCGATACTAGAATAGTTAAAGCGTGTTCAGGCGCAATCCTAGATATTATGGAAGATCGTCTGTAATACGCTCCCCGGTGTGGAGCATGGTATACGACTCTAGGTACTGGTCCTCAAGAGTGCTTAGGACATCTTCTCTCAAAGCCTTGTTCATGTAATCCCTCCCTCCATGCCTATACTGCATGATTAGGTAGTTGATTTTACTCATACGATGTTTAATTGTTTTAACTCTCTTCCTTTCTTTACACCACTTAATCACAAAACCATCTCCCAATCTTCCATGTAAACACCTACTTTCTTTGCTCTGTAACGGCAGTTTTTAAAAGCGTCTGCAGACTTTACACCTTGCTTGAGTACTCCTGCAACACTTTTATCAAAAAATTCTTGTTGAGTTAACTCCATCTCTAATACCTTATATTAAATTGCGATCTCTGGTCGGGAAGTAACAAATTTTTCACGGTTCGGCTCATACTCCGCAACGTCGAAATCATCATACTTTAAGCTGAGAAGATCGTTAAGGGTATTTTCCTCTTTTCTTCACTGTAACTCATTGGTTTCCTCTAATCGGCAAGATCGTGTACATCAGTCGAAGACATAATA